CATTATATGGATCTACTATTCGAGATCTCAAGAAAGAAAACATTGTTAACGATCAAGCACCTGATATTCTTTGCGAAGTAGAGTTAGAATTCGACTACCAACAGAACGAACAAGTAAACAAGTGTAAGATTGTAAGAACTCTTAACCCTACTAAGTGTTACTTCTTTATAAACGGGGAAGATGTTACCCGTTCTGGAGTGCCTCAAACTACAGAGTATATCGTAGATATTATTAAGACCTCTTCTGAGGTGTTTCAGAATAGTGTTATTATGACTATTAATAATACGATACCGTTCATGGCTCAAAAGAAGGTTGAAAAGCGCAAGTTTATTGAAGGTATTCTAGGGCTTGAAGTGTTTGGTAATATGTTACTTCAAGCACGTTCTGATTTTAATGATGTTAAGAGAAGTATTGATATTGAAAATACTAAGCATGTAGAAGTAGAACGCTCTTTAACTGAAGCTGCTAAACAACAAGAGAATTACGAGGTTAATAAAAAGAAAAGACTCGATACTCTAGTTAACCGTCAGAATAATAATATTCAAGAACTTGCTTTACTTAATGAAAAGCTCGGTAAACTTGAGTCGGTTGATATAGCCGCGCAAGCTAAAGTCGAAGAAGATCTAAAGCTCTTAAAAGATGCAGAAAAGGCTTACGATAAGAAAGTAGCTGCAATTAACAAGCTTATTACTGAGGCGGAAGCACACATTAAGTTTAATACAGACCGTGTTAAAAAGCTTAAGAAGGTTGATAGTAAGTGCCCGCATTGTGGTAAAGATCTTGCTGAAGCTACTAATACACAATATGAAAAAGACAAAGATGACTGTGGTAAAGAAATTTATAACTATACCGAGGTAGTTAAGAGAGAGACACCTCGTCTTGCTGAAGCACAAAAGAACTTAGACAAGCTTGAAAAGTCTATACCTGATATGGAGCGTAAGTTAAACAACTTTACTATTCGTAAAAAGGAAGTAGAGAATATTAACTCTCGTACCAAGCAACTTAACGATTGGCAGAACCAATTGGTTATCGATATTGATCAGCTTAATAAAGACTCTAATAATTTTCAAGACACAATTAACATTATATTGATTCGACAGAAAGAGATTAAAGAAGCTATTCTTGCTTTACAGGAAAGAATGGATATTATTGAGAATGCTAAGTTTATTACTTCAGAAGAAGGGGTAAAGTCGTTTATTGTGAAAAAGATACTACAAGTTCTTAATACACGACTTGCTCAATACCTGCGCAGACTCGAGAGTAATAGTAATGTTGTATTTAACGAGTTCTTTGATGAAACTATTACTAATGAAAGAGGTAAAGAGTGTAGTTACTTTAACTTCTCTGGTGCTGAACGTAAAGCTATTGACTTGGCGATGTTATTTACTTTTCAGGACATTCGTAGAGCACAAGCTGATGTTTGGCTCAATTTAAGTATGTTTGATGAGTTATTTGATTCGTCTTTAGATGAGAAAGGTATTGAGTTAGTACTTGATATTCTAAGAGAAAGGGTAGATAACTATAATGAGTCTATCTATATTATCTCGCACCGTAAAGAAAGTAAAAAATACTGTACAAGCGGCGAGATAGTATACCTTGAAAAGAAAAACGGTATAACTACAAGAACTACAAATTATGACATTTCCTAATAACGCTGGAGTGATCGGAGCTCCTCAACTTCCTTTTGGAGCACCTGTTATGGGTAGTCCTTTAAACGCTCAGCAGGCACCTGCACCATCTCACGGTGGGATGCCGAATGGTATGCCTCGGGCGGTAAGCTTTGCAGCTGACCATCAAGGGTGTGGTTTTTGGAGAATGCACTGGCCTGAGGCAGTAATTAACGGTCAACAGCTTGGAATTATTAATAACAATAATTTCATGATCTTACAAGAGAACTTCTACCAAGGTATCAAGAGTGTGAGAATACAAAGACAAGTAACACCCTCTCAGCTACAATTCGTAAAAGCTTTAAGAAGTATGTCTGATAGGACAAACAACTTTAAAATTTATTATGATATTGATGATGTAATTTTCCCTGAAGATATTCCTGTATATAATAAAGCTCGGGAAGCGTTTCTTGATCCAATTATTAGTAACACTGCAGTAGAAATTATGAGGCTGTGTGATGGTATCACCACACCCACTTCGTATATGTCGAGTTATTATCAGGAAAAGACTGGGGTAAAGGGCATAGTACTTCCAAACTATATGCCTAAGTTTTGGATTGATCGTTTTTATAGTAAGACAAAGATTGCTGAAAACTATGAACTCTTTAAGCGCCGTCCAAGAGTGGGCTACATTGGGAGCCCTACTCACTTTAACGTAGGTGAGGTTCCAGGTGCACGAGATGATTTTGCTGATATTCGCGACACTATTATCAAGACTGTCAAAACCTTTAAATGGGTTATTATGGGTGGTTGTCCGGTAGAATTGGCTCATTTAGTAAGAAGCGGAGATATTGAATATGTACCATGGACTAGAATCTGGGACTATCCGGCTACATACAGTAGTCTCAATCTTAATGTGGTTATTGCACCATTACAGAACAACAAGTTTAATCTGGCTAAAGCCCCTATTAAGTACCTAGAAGCGGGTGCATTAGGTCTACCTTGTATATGTCAAGACTTAGAACCATACAAAATGGCGCCTCTACGCTTTAACACTTCTGATGAAATGGTAGACCTTATCAAGAAAATTCTCGTTGATAGAAAGCGTTACCTTACTGAATCAGATAGTGCTCGTAAGGTTGCAACCAAATGGTGGCTTGAGGACAATATTAAGGCGTTTACAGACCTATATTTTTCTTGATAATACGTTAAAATAGTACACAATAACACTGTGTACCGTAATATCTATTATAGCCCTCGAGATAGCGTCTGTCAGCTCTTTACTTGGGATGAGCAGGGTAATCGCGTCATTAAGAAGATGCCTTACCAGCCGTATTTTTATATCGAGACTAATTCTGATACGGCTGATGCGTTGTCTATCTTTAATACTAAGTTAAAGAAGAAGGTATTCAGAAGTAACTTTGACCGTAATAAAGCTGCTCAAGACGGAGCAATCAAACGACTCTATCATAACATTCAAGTAGAGCAGCAATTTCTCATCGAGCAATTCAAAGACGTTTACGATAAACCTGAGTTTTCTAATAACCCCCTTAAGGTATGCTTTCTTGATATCGAGGTATATTCGCCAGATGAGTTCCCGGAAGCTAAAGACGCTAAGCACCCGATCAATCTAATCACTGTATATGATAACTTGTCTGAGACGTTTTACACTTTCGGCGCTAAACCTTACACCCCTACTCGTAAGAACGTAGTATATACTGAATGCACAAGTGAGCATGACTTACTTGAGAAGTTCTTAGAGTTTTGGGAGAAGGATTATTACCCAGATATTCTTTCGGGGTGGAATACGGACTTTTTCGACTTCCCTTATCTTATTAACCGTATTAATAGTCTTTTAGGGGAAGATGCTGCAAAACGCTTATCTCCAGTAAAAAGTTTGTGGTGCCGTAAAGGTATCTTCGTTAAAGGGCAGGAATTGGATCGCTGGTATATACATGGTATATCTGCAATGGATTACATGGAAGTGTATAGAGGTTTTGCACGCGGACTACTTGAATCGTATGCTCTTAACTTTGTTGCCCAGCATGAACTCGGAGAAGGTAAACTAGCTATTAATGCTACTAATTTAGCAGATCTATCTAAGACTGATTGGGATAACTTTGTTAACTACAACATTCAAGACGTTGATCTGTTAGTGAGAATGGAGAAGAAACTTCAATTCTTTAAGATTATTCGTATGTTGGCCTATAAAGGTTTAACCAGCTTTGAAGCTGCGCTTGGTAAGGTATCTATTGTTACTGGATGTGTAGCTCTAGAAGCCTACAAGCACGGTATGGTTATACCTACTTTCGTAGAAGGACCTACTCGGGAAGCTATTGAAGGCGGATACGTTAGAGATCCCGAAAGAGGTCTTCAAACCTCGGTTGTAAGTTATGACGCTAACTCACTATACCCTAATACTATTATTACCCTGAATATATCCCCGGAGACAAAGGTTGGTAAGATAGTTGCTAAAGATGATGAGAGTATCACTATACGTCTAACTAGTAACAAGGATTTTAAGCTCTCTAACGAGAAGTTTGTTCAGTTTATGCAAGCTGAGAAGCTCGCTATATCCAAAGCTAACGTACTCTATACTCAAAAGAAGCAAGGTGTGGTACCTTCACTTATTGACGGCCTATATAAAGAGCGTGTAATAAACAAGAACATATACGTAGACTTAAAGAAAAAGTTAAGTAAGTTAACAGTAGATACTGATGAATACAAAACGTGTAAGTCGACTATGGAACGAGCAGACACCATACAACACGTCATCAAGATTCTACTCAATTCTATCTACGGGGTTTTTGCTAATAAGTTTAGCCCTATTTGTGATAGTGATCATGCCGGTAGTATTACTCTCACTGGTCAAGCAGTTGTTAAGCAAGCCAGTGAAATTATCGACCGATATGCGAGGGAAAAGTATGGTTATGAAGGTAAGTCGCTCACTGTTTATGGCGATACTGATAGCACTCATATCAGCATTCAGCCTCTACTGGATAAAAAGAAGCTAGAAATCTTTACAGACGGTAAAGTTAATAAAGACGGCCTTGAGCTTATTGACGATGAAATTGGAGTTTATCTCAACGATAAGATTAAAGAATGGGCTAAAGATAAGCTAAATTCTGTTGATCCTCGGTATTACTTTAAAAGAGAATCTATTTGTGATGTAGCAGTGTATCTTGAAAAGAAACGCTATATTATTCACGTTATTAACGATGAAGGAGCTGATGTATGTAAGTTCAAATATGTCGGGGTTGAAATTGCACGCTCCACTACCCCTAAGAAAGCTAAAGAGCTTATTAAAAAGGTAATTGAGAGTAGTTTGCTGGTACAAGATCAAAATAAAGCTAATGCTATTTATAGAGATGTTTATGATACGTTTAAAAAGATGCCTATTGATGATGTCGCCATCAGAGGCGGCTTAAGTGACATTGAAAAGCACCAGGTAAGAGCAGATGGCTTCAAAATTGCTAAAGGTACCCCAAATCACGTTAAAGGTGCTATTTGGTACAACCAATTGCTTAAGCATCGTAACTTAGAAACCAAATACGAGAAGATTACCTCTGGCGGTAAGGTTAAAAAGATTTATATTGCACCGAACAAGTACAATATCGATACTCTTTGCTTTCCAGTAAGTTTTCCTCCTGAATTTAGTGATTTTGAAGTTGATTACGAAGAGATGTTTGATACAATTATCAAGCCACCTGTAATAGCGGTATACAACGCTCTTAACTGGCAATTACCACAAGTAAACAACGAAGCACAAACCGATCTATTTGACTTATTTACATGATTAAAATATCACACGAATCGCCCTTGAGTATGCTCGAGATCTCTCGTACCTATAATGATTACGACTACGCTCTTGTACATTTGTTCGAGACTCATCCGCAGTACTTTAATTTTTTTGAAGAGAGTTTAGAACAAGGCCGTAAAGTATTGCTAGATAATTCTATTTTTGAGCTTGGTACTGCTTTTGATTCAGAACGCTACGCATATTGGATTAACAAGCTTTTACCTACCGAATACATTATTCCAGATGTGTTAGAGGATTGTAATGGTACAATTAGATCTGCTCATGACTGGAATTTTAGATTAGATTGGAATAACGTGCCTCACACGCAGAGTAGAATGATTGGGGTGGTACAGGGTAAAAATTATGGAGAGCTGGTTAAATGCTACGAATATATGGATCAAGTAATGAATGTAGATAAGCTCGCTATTTCATTTGATTACTCTTACTACCGAGAAGTGTTTCCTCATCCTAACAAGTGGGTATCGTTTATGATGGGCAGAGTAATGACTCTTACTCGTTTAATGAATGACGGTATTATTAATAAGGGCAAGCCTCACCATCTTCTTGGTTGTGCACACCCTAGAGAGTTCAGCTTTTATCAAGGACCAGAGTTTAGCTGGATTGATTCTTTGGATACCTCTTCACCTATAGTGCATGGTATCAAGAAAGTCGCATACTCTGATAAAATTGGTACTTGGAATAAAGAGAGTACTAAACTGGTTGACCTACTTGATTCGGTACCAGATGCTGTTCAAGAGAAATGCATTGCAGATAACCTTGCTGCTTTCCGTAGCTACGTGAATGGATGAATTAACTGACATTGATGCAATTACTCACAATCTTTCAATAAATCATCCGAATTTACTTGAAGGTGGAGTAACTGTTACAGATTACTACTTTATTGATTGTACCAAAAACGAGATATTACCAGTATCAAAATTTGAAGCAGTTAAAGCTTACTTAAAAAGTGCAAAAATAACTGACTTTGCTATGGTAATTTCCTTTAGTAATAATATAATAGGTTACCGCCTAAACGTATGAAACGTGAATTTGTCTGGAATGCTTTATTTTCGCAATCTGGTTCTGAGATCTATGAAATCTCTCAACAGATCGGCAGGCTCCCGAATGCAATTATTACTAATAAACCCCTAGAGAAGATTGATACGATCAATCCAAAGCTGCTAGAAATTGCGTTTGATCGTATGGTTTTTCTACCACGAGTACCGACTGTAGAAGAGTATTATACGGTATTTAAACCACCTGGAGCGTTTATTACGTTACACGGTTACCTCAGAATACTTCCACCAGAAGTTTGTTTTCGTTATACCATTTATAATGGACATCCAGGGTTAATAACCAAGTATCCGGAATTAAAAGGTAAAGACCCACAAGCTAAGGTATGGAACTCTGATATTAACTACAAGTATCACGGTCATGTAATTCATAAAGTTGTAGCTGAAGTGGATGCTGGAGATGTGGTCTCATCCGCTTATGTCATGAACGAAGATATTAAGTCTACCTATGTAAGCGGTTTATGGGGTTATATGGACCACCTTCACGAAATCTCTATTAAGAATTGGGTAGCCTTTTTGAAAAAAAAAGATACACTTAACACATCATTTTATGGACAAAAACTATAAAGTAGCTATTTGTGGTGCACATTCACAGGGTAAGACTACTCTTGTTAATGCGCTTAAACAAGTTTCATACCTATCAAGTGAGTTAAAATTCTCATATAACACTAATCTAACTCGTAATATTAGTAAGCTACTGCCTATTAATGAAGCTGGTAACTCTGCTTCTCAGTATCTTATTATGTCTAGACATTTAGAGTATGCTTTAACTCCGGGACGGGTTATCTTGGATCGAGCTGCTTTAGATGGTATTGCATATACTCATTACTTTTACGAAAAAGGCACAGTAGATAAAGCAATTATGGAGTCTACTGAAAAGGTATACGAGTTGTGCTTACCGTTTTATAATAAGATATTCTATGTAGCACCGGAACTTCCGTTAAAGGAAGATGGTCAGCGTAGTGTTAATAAAGAGTTTTTCGATGGAGTAGTTGCACAGTTTAACTTTTATATTAATCACTTCAGCGTCAGTAAAAATATTATATTTCTTACTGGGTCAGTTGAAGAACGAGTTGCTACAGTAATTAACGAAATTAAAAAAGATTTTAACGAATGAATTATAAAATGAGCTATAACACAAACAATATCGATAAAGTACTTGGTCAAAGAGTTGATTCTCCAGATAGGTACTCCCCTAGTATTCTTGTACGTGAAGAACGTCAACGTAACCGTACCTACCTTGGTTTGCAAAACGAATCACTTCCTTTTGTGGGTTATGATATCTGGAACGGCTATGAATGTAGTTCAATAACAGATTCTGGTCTACCCGTGTCTTTTGTTGCTAAAGTAGTTTATTCTGCTTCTAACCCATACATCGTAGAGTCTAAGTCAATGAAGCTTTACTGGAACGGGTTTAACATGCAGCCATCCGGTAGAACCCCTAAAGAAGTGCTTAAGAATGTCAAAGCTACTGCTGAAAAAGATCTTTCTGCATTGCTTGAGACTCCAGTTAAAGTAGAGTTTTACACACAACAACTTAAAGGAGATTACTTAAAGGAAAACGAATGGTTTAATAGCTACGGCGGCTGGGATGTTCTTGAAGATATTCCTGAAGTAAAGAAAATGAAATTTACTGTATTTAACGAGTCTGCTGATTTATTAAAGTTAGACGGAAACGTTGATATAGATTGGGTTGAAGCACGTTACATGAGTACTCTTCTTCGTTCTAACTGTAAGATTACTAAGCAGCCAGACTCTGGGGATATTTTTATTGCCTACCGTAGCAAAAAAGCGGTCACTAAAGCTTCATTACTTGAATGGATTGTTTCGTTCCGTAATGAATGCCATTTTCACGAAGAAATCTGTGAAGCTGCTTATAAACGTCTTTGGGACTTTTTGCAACCAGAAGATTTACTTGTAACTTGTTTTTACGCTCGTCGTGGTGGTTGGGATATCGTACCCACACGCGCTTCTAGTAAGAAACTATTAGATATAGATCTTATTAATCCAAAGTCTCCTTACTTTAAGTTCCCCCGTCAATAAGCTTGATTAAAAACAATAACAATATAATATAACTATATGAACTCAAAAATCATCGTATTCCTCGATAACATTCAACGCACCATCGTTGCTACACTCGTATCTGAAAACAAAGATACTATCACTGTAACTAAACCAGCTATCCTTAATGTGTCTCCGACTAATGAAAAGAAACTTCAAGTTCAACTCTATCCTCTTATGTTTAGAGAGTTTCTTAAAGATCGGGACGTGTTCCCAACATGGTCCTACGCTAGACAATCTGTAGCACTAGCTACCGATTGCGAACTTGAGCCAAACTTGATCGCTCAATACACTGAAATGTTTAAAGCCGCAAATGCATCCCCAGCTCCAACGATTAAGTTGTTTGATGCTGATGACGCCAAGTAATATATGGCTCGTAAACCTTCCACTGGTAATAACAATACCGAGACGAAAGCTTCGTCTCTCAAAGATATATTTGATGCAGTAGATGCACTTAATGCAGATGCATCACTGCTTTCAGATGAAAACTCGCTCTCTATTGTAGGAGACTGGATTGATACTGGTTCGTATGCTCTTAATGCTATCTTCTCTGGATCCCTTTATAAAGGCATTCCTGTTGGCCGCATTACTGGCTTCACCGGGCCTTCGGGCGCTGGAAAAACACTTATTGTTAACAAGATCGTCGCCAATGCGCAAAAGAAAGGCTATTTTGCGGCTATTTGGGATACCGAAGCTGCGGTCGACCGTCAATCCGCTGAAGGTGTTGGTATTGATCCTAAGAGGCTCAAATATTATCCTGTTGAGACCGTGGAAGACTGCCGCAATCAGATTGCTACGTTTCTCGATAAGATTATTGCAGCGAATGATCCGAACCTCAAAGTAATCGTTGCTATTGATAGTCTAGGTAACTTAGCTAGCGCTAAGGAGCTCCGAGACGTCACTGAAGGTAAAGATGCGGCTGATATGGGCACTAAAGCGAAAGCTATGAAGTCCATGATGCGCGCTCTTACGTTTAAGGCTGCTAAAGCTCGGGTACCGATCCTGTTTACTAATCATATCTATGATAACCCTGCTTCTCTTTATCCAGAATTGGTTAAGAAGCAGTCAGGTGGTTCAGGCCCGGTTTATCTCGCTTCTTTACTTGTTCAGCTTGCTACTCGTAACGAAAAGATAGATAAGAACGAAAACGAAGAATCAATCGGAGTAGCTCATAATGTGAGTGGTGTTACCTTGTCAGCAATGACAGTTAAAAACCGCTTTGTACCGTCATTCCTTAAAGCAGAGTTATATAATAACTTTCGCACAGGCTTGAGTCGTTACGCAGGTCTTGCCGATATGGCAATCGCAATGGGAGTAATAACCGGGGACAAATCTTATTTCCTCGGTACTGAAAAAATCGGTTATAAGAAGAGCTGGGAGAATGACACCGAGTTCTGGGAAAAGAAAGCATTACCACTTCTCGAGCAAACACTTAAAGAGAAGGTTTGCTATGGTAGCTCCGGCGGGGCAGTAGCAGAGGCTATCGATAAACTAATCGAAGACTCTGAAATAGAGGATAAAGAAAAAAACTAAAGTAAATATAAAATTATGGCAAACAAATTCCAAGAATTCAATTATACAGGCGCAGGTACTGCTGACGGTACCTTTTTGACAGGCATTCGTCCAGTAACTAAATCAGTTAACGAAGCATTTATTACCGGGGTATTTAAACCTGCTAGTGGTGGTACTCAAGGTATGATCTATAAAGGCCCATTAGCTAAAAATATTGGTTCATGGCACCTTTTTAACTTCCCTGGCGGTTCTTCAACCGCGCTTTATAGTGTAGACGATCTTGGCGACGGATTAGTTCAAGCTGTTGGCAGTTACAAGACTGACGCTACTGGCGGTCTTGATCTAGGTTGCTTTTACCAAGGCGATCTCAATGGAAAGGGTAACTGGCTTCGTTTAGATCCAAGCTCCCTTGTTGCAGGAGAAACTGATGAAGTACTCAATGTTATTGCTCATAGCGTACATGGTGGTATCGTTGTCGGTAACTTTGACACTAAGATCTATAGCGGTAGAGCGTTTATCTATAATATCGCTACCGGTAAATATCAAGAAATGGTGTATGACGATGCTGTTAGCATTACTGCATATGGTATTTGGCATAACGGTGGTACTAGCTATACTATTGTTGGTGGCTACAGTGAAATCGGAGACCAGAATATTCCAGCCGGTATTGCGAAAGGCTTGATCGTTGATTGGGATAGTGAAACTGAAGAACTTACTAACTGGACATCCTATGAATACGATGATCAGCCGGTAAAGAGTATCTTCTACCACTTCTCCGGTATTACTCCTTACGGTAAAGACGGTTACGCTTTATCAGCTTGGGTTGTTAACCCAGAGGGCACTGGCTTTGGTGCTCGTACTCTTGTAAAGCGTAACAAGAAAGGTGAGTTCAAGAAAGGTAAGTTCACACGCTGGACTTATCCAGACAGTCTTTTAACCACTAGCGACAGCGTTTGGCAGAACTGGATCATCGGGGTATTTAATACTAAAGATGACCCGACCATTCATGGTTATGTTCTTCGCATTACGTAACAATTAATAAAAAAATTATTAATAAAAAGCTAAGGGCAACCTTAGCTTTTTTTATTTTATGAGTTATAATAAAGAAGTGAAGAATAAGCTTCAGGTCAATACAGAGTACTTTGAGAATGTAATCGCATGTAATGCGCTAACTAATGCGTATTACGCATCTCTTGTTATTGAGCATTTAAAGCCAGATAATTTTAAACAGCCTGGTAACAAGCTAGTTGTGGGTATCGTAAAGGACTTTTATCTTAAGAGAAAGTCAGTACCTACCATTACAGAGATTAAGACTTACCTCAAGAAAGAGGAAGACGTTAAACTCATTAAAGAGACTCTTACTAATTACAAGCAGATTGATCTAAATGGTAATCTTGAAGATCTTATTCAGAATACCGAGACGTTTTTTAAAGAAAAGACTGTATACAATACTGTTCTCAAGATTGTAGACGATTTCACTAATGATAGAGCAGACTATGGTAAGTTCCTGCAAATGTTTGAAACCGCTTGTAACATTAAGCTTGTTAGTGAAATCGGTTTAGATCTTTACGGTGAATATCAAAAAGTTATCGATGACTTGAGTTCAAGTACTGAAGTTATTCCTACTGGGTGGGGATTTATTGACTCTAAGATCGGTGGTGGTCTTTATAAGAAAGGTAAAGCTCTTTATTTGTTCCTTGGACCCACTAACGTAGGTAAGTCTATTTTCTTAGGTAATATTGCTGCTAATGTGGCTAATAGTTTACCTGATGGAGAGACTGCTGTTCTTATATCCCTTGAAATGTCTGAGATGATGTATGCAAGACGTCTCAGTAGTCATGTGTCTAAGATTCCAGTTAAAGAGTTACATGATCAAACTGCTGCTTTAGAGATATACTTCAAAGACGTAGCAGAACAAAAGAAACGTCGCTTAATAGTTAAAGAGTTCCCACCTAAAAGCATTACGGTAGGTGGTATTAAAGCTTATCTCGAGATGCTCATTAAAAACGGGATTAAACCAGGGATAATCATTATAGACTACCTAGGTCTAGTTAAGTCTAGTAGTGGAGATAACTCTTACGAGCAAGGTAAGGCAGTTGCTGAAGAACTTCGTGCTATGTCTTACTTCTTTGAGTGCCCTATAGTAAGTGCTATTCAAACTAACCGGGAAGGTATGGAGAATCCAAGTCTCGATACTGTATCCGAATCTCTTGGTGTTGCAATGACTGCTGACGTGATTTGGTCACTTCAGCAAGAAGAAGGAGATCAGGAGCTCGGCATTATTAAGGTAGGTGGCATTAAGAACCGTATTGGACCTAAACACGGCGCTACTGCTATGAGACTAGACTATGCCACTCTTTCTCTTTCTGAGGAAAAGGATTATATCGGATTAGCTAATAATTCTAGTAAGGATGGAGATGAAATGTCTAATTTAGAGAGAAAGCTTGAAAACATTACCAAATAGGTTAAATAACCTTTGTGATTACCAAAAACATACACGTTTTTACTGATGTTGATTTAGACGGCGCCGCTAGTCTACTTCTCGTGCATTGGGCTTTAAAAGTTAAGCTCGGAGATATAAAATTTACCCCGGTAACGGTTAGTAATTTTAGAAAAGAATTTTTAAAATGGCTCGAAGAGGATAGCTTTGATAACTACGATAATGTTGTTTTTTTAGATTTGGATACAGGTAATTGTGTAGACTTGATTGATCACCCAAAAGCAATTATAATTGATCACCACTTGACCCATGTTAACGTCAAGGACAAGTATAAAAGAGCAAACATAACAATTATAGAAGCTCCTTCCTGTGCTAAGCTCATATATAAGACATTTAAGGATAAAAAATACCTATCTGATTTATCTGATAAGCAGAAATATCTTGTTGCTCTAGCTAATGATTATGATAGCTATCAATTTAAATTGGAAGAGACGTATGATTTAAATTGCGCGTTCTCTAACACTCAACGCACTTTAGAAAAAGGCCGTACCCATAAATTTGTTGAAAGATTCTATAATGGCTTTGACGGTCTCAATCAATTTGAAAAGAATATCGTGAAAGAGTTTAAGACCGGAAGAGACCTTACAATTGAGAATTTGCAAGTGTACTCAGGCAAAGTGAGTATTAGCAAACAAGAACTTGTTGTAACTGGCACCACTGGGGCCAAGTATGTTAATGATGTTTGCGATCATTTATTAAAGACGTATAATTCCGATATCGTGTTCTTTGTTAATGCTAATAACTCTCATGTTTCGTTTAGAAAGAAAAAAGAATGTACAGTAGATATGTCAAAACTAGCAGCTAAGCTTTGTGAGGGAGGCGGCCATGAATATGCAGCAGGTGGCAAGATAACTGAAACATTTATGGAATTTGTAAAACAATTAACACCCGTGGAAACATAATAATGTCTGGTGTAATTGGAGCCCTCGAAGAAGCAGTACTAAACAACCCATTAGACTACTTAATGGATGAAGAAATTGAGGCTGAACTATTAAAGTTTAGTTCGTTTTGCTCCATAATGCACAATAAGAAACTCAATAGCGTGGCTATATTTTCTTTAATTGTTAAGAACAAAATTTATAAAAAGATCTATATGCGCTTAATTCATGTTGATAATGAAAGAGAGGCAATATTGCTATTTTTAAAGTTTAATCCCAACTTATGTCGTAGCAAAGTTGTGAAAGAGGTGTTACAATCATGACACCTAATGAACGTACCAGAAATATATAATACCTACTTGAGTGTATCTCGTGGCTCGAGAAATAAGCCCTGGAAAGCTCGTAAGGATTTTGATGGATTTGAAAAAACCGGGGACGGCTTTATATGCCAACGTCTAGAGCTATTCTTTAAAAAATTTCCTCAAATAAATCCGAGAGAATTTCTTAAAGCTCCTTACGAAATATATAAAGACGAAGATATGTTCCCTCTCAACTTTTATACTACCCAGAAAGCAATAGCCGTGTATACCACACTACAAAAGCAAAAGAAAGAGGAATTACCTGATACAGAAGATCAGATTGAAGACATTAAAAAAACTCTCAAATACATTGCCGGGTTTTGTTTTGCTAAGAAAATTACTCTCGAACAATATTGTAACTTGAAAGAAGGCTATACATACAAGTCTATTATAGACTATAACAACAAACTTATTAACATTTATGTGTTGATTAAGTTGCCTTCTTTCGAAATACAGCTAAACTCTTTTAACCTTCAAGATAAAGAACTTTACTTAAAGGATGTAGCAAGTAACATTTCGAAATACAAAATGAGACTTAATACATCTGTTAGAGCTAAGAACGTAATTGACGAAGGTATTAAAATAATAACTAAAATCATTGATAAAAAATAATAATACACTAAAATAACTAAACTAATATGAAACCTACGTTCAATTCAAATATGTTCGAAAGCATTAAGAGTGCTCTTGAAAATGCTAAGACTAAGCAAACTGGCGGCAATTATAAGAATATTCTTTCTATTGCTGGACCTGCAACTTATGTTATTCGTCTCTTGCCTAATATCAAGAACCCGAAAGAGACCTTTCTTCATTACTATCATCACGGCTGGAATAGCATTGCTACCGGTCAATACGCAAGTATTACATCTCCTTCGACTTGGGGTGAGCGTTGCCCAGTAAGTGAGCTTTACTTTAAGATTCTGCGCAGCGGTACTCCTGAAGAGCAAGAGCGCGCTAAAGCCAATCTTCGTCGTAAAGAGAACTGGTATGTAAATATTTTCGTTGTAAGCGATCCAAAGAATCCTGAGAACAACGGTACTGTTAAAGTTCTTCGCTTTGGTAAGCAACTCAATAAGATTATCGAAGCTGCTATTAGTGGTGATGATGCTTCTGAGTTCGGCGCTAAGATCTTTGATCTTTCAGAAAACGGTTGCAGTCTTCGTATTAAGGCCGAGCTTGTCTCTGATAAGCCTGGTGCACCTAAGTATCCGACCTATACTGCTTCTAAGTTTCTCGCACCAGGGCCTATTGAAGGTCTTGATGAAGATAAGATCTCTAGTATCTATGAAAGTGTGTTTGATCTCGATACTTTTGTCGAGCATAAGACCGCTACTGAGATCCAGACTTTTATCGATACTAACTTCTACGGTAATGAGGTCGCTACCCCAGCAATCACTGCCTCTGTTGCAGACGCAGAAGATATTGATGTACCGTACGAAGCTCCTAAGCCTATCGCTAAACCAGCAGCTAAACCAGCTGTAGTTGCTGCTAAACCTGTCACTAAACCGGTTGCAGAAGATGCGTCAGCTAACGATGACAAAGTCAAGGCTATTCTTGACGGTCTCGATGACCTGTAATAGATGACTGAGCAACAAAGACGCGAGCAGATAATGCAACAACGCCAGCAGGCCGGTCAAGCCCGGTCTGCTGCGCCTGCTATGTCTGATGCTGAGGCCCAGCAAATTGCTTCCGAGAACCAGAATCTCACCCAAGAGCAAATAATCGCTATTGCTATGATGGGTAAGTTTGTTCAGCATGACGTAATGGGAGTAAAGAAAGCCGCGTTAGGCGATCTTAAGGTTAGTGATGTAGATATGTCTAAAGTAATGCCTTCGGGTATTGCTAAAGCAATGGGTATGCAGCCGCAGACACAAATGCAGGCTCCTCCTCAAGTTATACGCCAAATCCCGGCCATAATGGCTCCAGCTGCTTTACCGCCCGGTGTAGTAAATCTGCCTTATATTGAGCCTGTCGCTAATGATGCTCAAACTGAATTTAATTTTGAGAGAAAAGTACGCTACGAAGAAATCATGGAGGCTATTGATAAACTCGAGAATAAGATTATAATTCTCACGAATAAGATTAACGAACTCTCTACCATAGTAGATAAAAAAAAACCGAAGAAGAACCTAGACGATGGACCTCAAGCTGGCTAAAAAAGACTTTGCGGATAACTTCCTAAACATCATCAGTAAAGCTGTTGATGTAGCTTCTATTAAAGCCACTAAAGACGGCTTATATGTTGTATGTAATAAACCTGATACGAGTATTATATTGCTCGGTAAGTATAATCATGCTTTAGATGTAGAGCAAGAGACTACACTTAATATAGGAGATATTAAAAAGCTTCTAAGAGTTATTGAGTGTATTGAAGAGGATGAAGTAACTTTTAAAGTTAATAGTAATCACCTTCTATACAAGTCTGACACTATTCAGTTTAAGTATCATTTTCTAGATGATGCTATTGTACCTAAGGTATCATTAAAGAGAGAGAAAATCGAGTCATTAGAGCTTGATACCTTCTTTGATATCGAGTATAAGAAACTACAGGAAATCCTTAAAGCTAGTTCGTTCACAACTGATACCAATAAGATTTATCTTTACGGCCAACCTGATGGTATTTATTGTGAGCTAGGAGACAAGGAAAAGTCTAATACAGATAACATCACACTTAAGGTGGTTGATAAGATTGAAGGACAACCGTTAACACAGGCTTTACCGTTCAATCTCGATATTTTTAGAGTACTATCGGGGGTTAAGTTTGACAAAGCACGTGTGGGTATTAATCTTAAATTTAAGATTATGTCTTTCTATGTGAAGCCTACTGATGAAACTGAATTCAAGTTTATCATTTCTGGCCTTGTCAAATAATGGCTAATAAAATTACAACTCAGAGCTATTTCGTCAAAAGACTAAAGGATTCTGGATACCTCGTATACAAGCTTTTCGATGGCTATGGAGAATCAGATCCTCGTAGCTGGACGGTAATGATTGATCCAGGTAATGCTTCTATAATCTGTACCTGCTACGTTAATCATGATAGTATGTTCGGAGAGTCTTATTTTGAACTTTATGACGGTGGTCAATACATTCCGGAGAAGTTTAAGTTGAAAACCGACTCAATCGAGGTTATAATAACCTATCTTGTAAAATATGGAATCAATAACAAATCAGAGCTTTACAGCAGTAAACAATACACAAACATTTAAATTTATGAATAATTCTAAACCATACGATTGGCTCGGAGAAGACGTAGAAGGTAAACAGCCTTTATTTGATGCTGTTAATTCTAAGTATATGGAGCCAGATCGTAATTACGATACCACCCTTAAGCCTGATAGCGCTTATATTGCTACCTTACCTGATCTTCAGAACGGCCCGTCGTCGCTTATTCAAGGAGCGAATGTAGCTATTCAGCAAGTAGGTATTCATAACTTTAAGCTCCCTCTTAAGTGGACCCGCCCAGACGGTACTATTATCGAGCTTGAAACAGCTGTTACTGGTACAGTATCTCTTGATGCTGATAAGAAAGGTATTAATATGTCTCGTATTATTCGCTCTTTCTATGAACATAAAGATAACGTATTTGACGCTAACTACATTGAAGACGTATTGAAACTTTATAAGAAAAACCTTGGTACTTTTGATGCTAAGATTATTCTTAAAATCTCTTACCCTATACTGCAAAAGAGTCTTCGTTCTGGTAACGAGGGCTATCAATACTATAACATCTCTATTGAGTGTAATCTTAATCAACAAGGGGTGTTCGACAAGATCATTCACTTTGACTTTGTTTATTCTTCAGCCTGCCCTTGCTCTTTTGAACTCGGTGAACATGCTCGTAAGTATCGCAATAAAGCAGTTGTTTCCCATTCGCAACGTTCTACGGCTCGTATATCAATTAAGTATACTGATCATATTTGGTTTGAAGAGGTTCAACAGATGTGTCTTAATGCTCTCAAGACTGAAACTCAAGTCATGGTTAAGAGAGAAGACGAGCAAGCGTTCGCTGAACTTAACGGAGCATACTTAAAGTTTGTTGAAGACGCTTCTCGTTTACTCTATCAAGAGTTTAATAAAGATAGCCGTATCATTGACTTCAAGATTGTATGCTCTCACTTAGAGTCTCTACACTCTCACGATGCAATCGGATGTATTGTTAAAGGTGTAGTCGGTGGATTTGCCGCGACAGTTTCTGAATCAGAACTTCGTAGCTTAGTTCGCTAAACTATAAATATACATAGTGAGCAAAATTACTAAAATAACTAAGGGCACTACAAAAAAGCCAAATAATAAAAAAGTAGCCCCTATTAAACCGAGTACTGGTGCAATTAGTTCAGCTGCACCAGCCGGGCCAGGTACTTTTGCTCCAGCCCCTCAATCCCCGTCTGTTCCAGGTAATGATATAAATATTTCTAGTACTGAGCAGAAAAAGATACAAGATATGTTAATGCATGCTCAACTTGAGTATGCTAAAATTAAAACCCAAGTAGTTAGAGAGAAGAAGAAAGAAATAGACACTTTAAACTTTGTTATTAAGGAGTTTATGGGTCCTTTCATATTGATCGGCTACGACTTAAACAATAACCCGGTTGAAATGATTTCAGCTGATTCTACTGCTGAGCACGATGCAATACTTGAACGTTTACGTCGAGTAATGTATAAGATTAGTCAGAATATTGCTAACTCTAACGGGAACGATCCGTATGGTCTCGCGGATAATTAAAAAAATAAAATTAGCTATTTTACCTAAACGTAGAAGAATCTACGTAGTATTAGAAGGCCGATACAAGGGAGAATGGTTGGTACAGGTTAAAGAGAACACTGACACTATCGTTTGCTTTTCTTTACCTGATAAATTTGTACGGGAAATACCTAAAAAAGAATTTGTTTGGGGTATTGCTAATAAACTTTTGGATCCAGTAGATGTCCTACCTAAGAGCATATATAATGTGTGTTTAGCAGAATACAACCATAAAGCAACCGATGAACAACGAAATAACGCTCTTAATAGACGGAAACAACACTCTCCATCGGACCCACTGGATAGCGAATAATACAGGCAGAGTTTTAATCAATTCAAAAGGCGTTAACACCGGTAGTGTGTTTACCTTTCTTAAGACTGTTAAGTCTTATGTGGATCAATTCAATGCTAGTAAGGTTTATGTAGCTTGGGACCGAAAGCTTACGACTGAAACGAACTTTAGAAACACTCTCACGGAAGGAACCTATAAAGGTACCCGAGATCAAGCTAGGAACAAGGAAGTGTATGATAGTATGGGAGATATTCTCAATTCTATTGAATGTCTCGGTATTAGAAATATGTTCCCTGGTAGACTCGAGGCTGATGACGTTATTAGCTGGCTCGGAAAAACGATTCCAGGTAAAAAGATTATTATAAGCGTAGATAGAGACTTTATACAGTTAGTTGCAGAGGATATATCCTATTATAACCCTATTAAAAAACATCTCGTAGACAGTCACAACTTTAAAGAGACCTACGAGGTAGACCCCAAGGAATACCTGTACTATAAAGCGATTATCGGAGATGTTTCTGATAATATTCCCGGTATTGAGGGGTATGGTAAGGTAAAAGGACTTAAACTTGCAGTTTCTTATAATGAATACAAGAAAACTGGTACCTGTAACGAAAAAGACCTTGAAGTTATCAAGAGTAACGAGAAGATTATAGAAGATAATCTTAAGTTAATGGATTTATCGTATGGCTTAGAGCAGTTTAAAGAAGAAACGGAACTCTACGGTACACAGCTCAATACATTAGAGCGCTGTACCACAGACTTTGACAAGTTTAAACAAATCTGTGTAGATTTAGAGTTTAACTCGATCATTGATAAGCTTAGTAATTGGCAAGCTACGTTTAATAAAAAATCCAATGGTAATATTTTAGCCGAGTATTTTAAGACTTTTGCGTAAATATTATATATGACGCCTAACGTAGAGCCACGCGCACAATCTTGCACCACTTGCGGTCAACCTTCTATACATCCACGTATTATGCAGGTTAACCGTGGAAAAGACATCGTAACTGAAGCACATTGGATTTGTCCAAGATGTTCTAATAGATTCATGGTCGGTACTGTAAATATTGTTAAGGGTGAAAACAAGAAAAACTAAAAAGTTACTAGACGAAGCGTCCTATTACACTGGACAGGGCAGTGGTACCCAGACCCCTGAAACAGTATCTGCGTATGAGTTTAGCAAAGATAGTGTACCCACTCTAAACAAGATTAGCGATCTTAAGAGCCGTAACGGACAACAGATGCAACCACAAGAGTTACCGTTTCCTTTGCAAGATGCAGTAAGAGAATTAGCTTCTTTATTCTTAACCGCCCAAGATCTCAGAAACAAAGCACGGGATGCTGCAAAATTACCTGCTTTTAAAGGTAAAGAAAAGAAAGCTATCGAATTTAAGAATAAGTTAAACGGTATAATGGTCGAGTGTAAAAAATTAGCTACAAGTTTACACGACTTTTCTCTTGCACCTAGGTAATAAGGTTATTTAATAGTCGTTGTTATGAACGACTCATTAAAAATATTCCTTATATCGTCTCTTAAGACGGCATTTATTTCAACTCTCGCTGCTGGGGTTGCATTTGTATTTAAGCAGAATCCGGTAATGTGGTTTCTTGTTACTTCGATTACGCAATATGTAATCTTTTATCTATTCAATACGTTCTTAGAGTATAAAGCTGCTCGAGATTCAAGAGCTTTCCAAATTGCGGAAGCTGAAGTACTAGCACAAAGTACTATTAAAGTTGATTGTGCTTCCTGCAAGAAAGAAAATGAGATTATCGTGCGTTTAGATCAAGATAATCGTTTTATTTGTGGACATTGTAAAGTCAAAAATTCTGTTTATATAGTTGCAGAGACCGCTATTGTCACTGAACCTATGTATGAGGCTCAACCGATCCCTAATACCGCATCTACAAATGGAAGCTAATACAACAACGAATCGAATTACAATGTATGAGTTCGCCCGCTGGGCTGCTCTTTTAGAAGCTGTCGATATTATCGCAGAAAAGTGCGAAGATAGAGGTATTGACTTTGACGGCGTAGAAGGCATGAAGTATATCAAGCCGCTCGATATACAGGATTATGTCAATATGCGTACTGATACATTAGTAATGAAGATTAAAACTGCCCGGGATATTGAAAAGAACCTCAATACAATCAAATGCCTACAAATCGAAAAACAACTAAAGTGCTTGGAAGTAGTAGAGTAGTATTTCTTAACGGTGCTATCGATACAGCAAGTGTCGGTACAGCTGTGGAACGCTTACTCCAGCTAGATAAAAGCTCTAAGAAAGATATTTTATTGGTACTTAATACTGAGGGGGGTACTGTTAATGACGGGCTTTATATTATAAATACTTTTAAGCTTTTACGGTCATCGGTAGCGATATTGGTACCTTCAGCAGCTATGAGTATTGGTGCAATTATATTTGCAGCTGGCGCTAAAGGTAAACGTATTGTTATGCCTGGTTCAGTTATTATGATGCACGGGTCTTCATACGAACTTACAGATAGCCCTCACCGTATACATAAAAGCGAAATCGAGTTCCAGGAAAAACAAGAACAGTATTTTGCTAATTTAATAAAAGACCGGGGGTTTAAGTACCCTGAAACCAGCTTAGCGTCTGAATGCACATACTACACCGGGCAAGAAATTGTCGATGCAGGTATTGCAGATGTTATGATTAATTCGCTTGATGAATTGCATAAAGTAGTTAAAATTTAATTATGAACAACACACTATACCGCACTAAATGTTATACAATTGGTGCAATGGAATACGCTGATGGAAGTAACTGGCGTACTACAGTAGAAACTGCACTTAAACCGTGTAATATTACTGTTTTTAATCCGTACACCAAGCCGTTTATTAATGACTGTGATGAATCGCCAGATGTACGGGTTCGCATGAGAGATCATATGGTTAACGGGAAGTACGATGAGGTAACTAAGTGGGCTAGAGATATTCGTCGTTATGATCTTAATCTTGTAGATCGTTCTGACTTTATTATTGCTTATATTATTCCTTCAACTGCAAGCTGGGGTACTGCTGAAGAACTCTCAACTGCAGTAGCATCTCGTAAACCTATTTTTACGGTTATTGAAGGCGGTAAGCATAATTGCCCATTATGGCTTATGGGGCAACTTAAACATAAATATATGTACGATACTATTCAGCAAGCGCTTAATATGATTATTAATATCGATTATGGTACTATTCCTATTGATAGCCCATCGTGGCGATTACTTAAACCTGAACTAAGATAACATGTCCCATCCAGCAGCATATTCCGCTAAACCCACCGGAGACTTTTTACAAATATTTAATGCACTCACCGGGGCGCCTTATTTTTCTATACATATAGGTCAACGCGGCCTTACCACATATTTTATGAGTGGTAGCACACTCACAGTTACTTTCAAAACTGGAATTAGTGAGGTTTGGGATCTTAATAAGAGACAAAAATTGCGTTAATGACTACCGAGTATATTATAATAGACGCTTCCGTTAAGTATATGAACGCGCGGAATGTTATAGAAGAAGGTCTACTGTATACAGTAGAAACTAAATGGTGCCGTAAGTTGAACCTTGCCACCAAATTTGCGGATACTGATAGTGCGATTAAAGTTGCTAGAGAACTTAATCAAGAGCTACCTGTGAAGGTATTAATGCTTCAAACTGAAGGTAATAAGATTGGTGTTGGAGAAGTTAAATTTTGAGGTAGTATAGTGTAAGTATATACATGGCTCACACGCTCAATCTATTAGCAGAAAAATATTCTCAAGTTGTTTCAGAAGAACATGACGAAACAGATATGAAAAACCCTGAGGAAAGAACTGAAGTACATATTGCTAGAGAGATTTTAAAAGCTACTGATATGGATAAGGTTAAATCCTTAGCTCAAGAGCTTTTAAAGATGCACGGTCAGGAGTAAAATAAGACAAGATTAGTCTTGCTTTTTATAAGCGAGAGCCCATTATAGGGGCTGATGAATTTAGTTGAACCTAATACTCGCACTACGCTTTTACTGAACAAGTACTTCCAAGCGTTTTCATTCTGCTCGGCCCGCGCTGCAATACGGCATATGGTTACAGGCCGAATTAAAGGAATGGATGCTGCAGGAAATATAATGTCGTGGGATGGTTCTGATCTAGACCATTATCCGACGGAGAATGCTCTTTCTTGGAGCAGTGACAATGTAACTTTATTTGAGGAGCACCCTTATATTCGGAGTGCACCTAACCGGGACACTGGGGAAGAATCTCGTCACTACGTACCTACTATTGCTATATGTAGTCATCACTTTGGATTTCACTTACGCAAAGGAGATACAGTGTCATTAAGGTCTCTGTACAACATTTACAAAGGCACCTGTCAGTACTGTTTAAATCCTATATCTTTTAACGAAGCTACCAAAGATCACGTTATACCTAAATCTAAAGGTGGTACTAATCACGATTTTAATTTAGTACTAGCTTGCCGTAGATGTAATAACGATAAGGATAGTATCTTTCCGTACTTTGATGCAAACGGTCAAGAGGTAAAGCCTCGCAGGATGCTTTCTACGGGGGTATTCGTACCGGATACAGACTTCGTAAGAGAAGAGTGGAAACCGTATTTGTATATGGAATAATCCCTGTTAACAGGTATATACTGTATATATGATAGTACTCGGTTTACATATGGAGCATGACGCGGCAGCCGCTATTGTTAAAGACGGTCGTGTATTGATTAATACTTCTCTCGAGAAAATATCTAAAAAGAAGAAAGATTGGCGCTTTAGCACAGATATTATTACGTATGTACTTGAGAAGACCGGACTTAAGATTACTGATATTGACCATGTTGCAATAAATGCATTTAAGCCTGGTTCTGGTGTAAGAGTGTTTATGCCACCTAAGGTAGCTAGTAAACTACCTGCGGTATTTAACCCAGATACTGGCGAACTTTCCGGAGACGGCTATCATTTATTGTTTCCTGCTTTAAAATCGTATCAGATAGAACCTGAGCAGGCAGCTCTAATTACCGGAGAAGCGCATATCTTTAATACTACAATTAAAGCAACTATCGTCAATCACCACCTAGCACATTCTGCATTAGCATTCTTTACTAGTCCGTTTAAAACCGCTGCTATTTTTAGTCTTGATGCCTCGTGCACTATGGGTATATTACCGGAATTTGGTTCCTTATATGCTTATGCTACGGGTATTGATATGTGGAAGCTATACTCACCTGGGTGTATGG